TTAGCCATATCTTTCAACTCAAAGCCGCCTGATTGACCTGCAGACGTAGCCATATCAATCATCTTTGGCATGTCAGATGGTTTTATTTTAAATGTCTGCATGCCACGAATGCCAATATTCGCTAAATCTACAGCGCTACTATTTGAGCCTGTAGAAGCTTTCATTAGCGTGGGCAGCATTGTCGCAGCATCATTTGTAGACACGGTACCTGAAGCGATTAAAGCATCTAGAGTTTCAGCTGCTTGACCTCTAACATCTGAACCAATACCAAAGCGACTGGCGTCTGTAACGGCTTTATTTAAATACCTCATGCCTGATTTACGAACGCCAATATTTTGGCCTGCATAAGCAGTATTAGCCATATTGGCTAGACGCAAGTCGTAACTCATTGCCTTTTCAACTGCGGGTTTAACTACCATGCCGCCAACTGCTAGGCCTGCTGCTGCACTGGCAAATAACTTACCGCCGTTCATAGCTCGCTGCATTTTACTCAGCTTACCCATCTCAGTATTAAGCTGTTGAACTTTTGAGCGCATTGCTTCAGTAGCACGTGTTTGCTCACGCATACTTAAGTTACCAGAACGCATTAAGCGCTGATAGGCTGATTCTGTGACTTTCAATTCGCGTTGAATTCGTTGTTCAGATCGTATACCAAGTCGCTCACGATCTTGATACATACGTTGTTGACTAGCCATTACTTTGCTATTTGACTTAATCATGCCAGTTGATGCATCTAAGGCAATCTTATTCATTTTCTTAAAGGCGGCTTCTGCCTGCTTAGACATACCATCTTTAGCGGATAGTATTACTGCTAATGTTAGGTCTTTATTGCTCATTATCAGCTAGCCTTGCCTTTAAAATTTCTTCAATATAAAAATCAAATTCCGCTTTTTTAAGGCGATAGATTTCTGATGGCGGCCAGTGGGTAGCCGCCGCAATCATCAGGACGTTACGGTAGAAGTTTCCGCGACGCCTGATTGATCTTCCCCCTGGTCTTCAATCTCCAGCATGGCAGTAATCATGGCGTTATAATCTGCACGCTTCATACGCTTGAGCATATTTGGTGTGACAGCACCTTTGAAAGAACCAATACGAACAACCACCTGGCTTAGCAAGGCAATGTTAAAAGCATGAACCTGACGTGCGTCTGCCGCTTTTTCTGCCTCTAGCACATCCTCAACCAAAGGTGCTCTAATCTCAAAATCTTTGTGCACTGTGCCATCAATATTAATACCGATGGGCAATGGTCTATCAATAGTAGTCTCCATCATCAAACCTCTTTAAACGTGCCGTATAGGGATACTTTGATACCGTCTTTTGAAAGCTCTGGCACTGGACCATTGAACGCATCTGAAGAGACAAAGCTTTTGCCGTTATCACAATCAAAGCTGACGTTTGCATCTTTAATCGCTTGCACGTCTGTGATGCTGACATCGCCAGTTGCAATAATGGTGCAGTCTAGTTGACCTGCTTCAATCTTTTCTTGTGAACCCGCTAAGCCGCCATCACCAACCACAGGCTCACGTGAAATACCACCTAACTTAAGGGTAGAGCCTTCTTTGGTGTTGTAACGCTTACCTGCAATCGTGATAAACGCACGTCCGAATACTGTTGCCATGTCTTTCTCCTTTGAACAATTTGACTAAGGATAATGGCATTATCAGTTTGCTAACATTAACGTGTATTAAAACTTAAGGCATGAAAAAAGCCGCTGATTAGCGGCTTTGTAAAAGTTGATTAAAGCTTAATGTTTACAGAATATACTGCACGCTGGCTGCGAATACATCAAACTGGTTGACTACGTTTGGCGGCATAATCGCATTCATACGGTCTTTATCAGCATCTGATCGAACAACTAATATGTCTTTAATGAACTGATCTAAACCTTCTAGTAAGCCAACTTTTTCAAGCTTAATAGCCGTGCCAATCAAGCAATTACGAACAAGCTTAGGTGTAGCGATTGGCTGTCCTGCTTGAATACGATCCAACACATCATCACCCGCAAGCTTATGCTTAGGGAACGTGTTCAATACATCTACACGGAAGGCATAGCGCATGTAATCAACAGTCCACTTAGTATTAAGTTTAAGCAGTGAAACATCATCGATACCAAAGGTGTTTTGTTGGTAGGTTGTCACAACCTGCTCGATGTAAACATTACCGCCCTGGTCAACTATGAATGTACTGATACCATCATGCAGTAACAGATTGCGCTCAGTATCTTGGAATCTATCACTTTCTTTAGGTGCTAGTACACTAGGCATATAGATTGATCGGAACGGCACTGCAGGATCATTCGCGCCGCTAAACTCTACAGCCGCACCTAATTGCGCACCAATTACCCAAGGCAATGTTGGTGATTTATTTAAGCCGCTGAAGGTCGTATGTGCACTATTGCGTGCGCTGCCATAAGTTGATAACGCGCTATAAGTGCCATTTTTATGCGCAAACATGTGGCCTTGGCGCATTTGCATACCGCCCCAGCGCAACTGCAATTCTGTTTCAATTAAGGCCACGTTAGCGGCATCAGTCAGGCCACTTAGAATGGTATAAGCTGCAATAGAACTCATGGCAGTAATCGCTGCTGTCACATCAGGGTTAGCTGTACCGCCAGCCATCGCACCAATGGCAACTGCTAAACCTTTGGGTGTGACTTCGCCTTGGTAATAGTTTAAGCGAATATCAATATCGTTTTGTTCAATGCCTTTGTGACGTGAAGTCACGGCTACCACACCTACTGTTGGCACTGCTGTAACAGCGCCGTCTAAATCAGCATTAATCGCTGCAGCTACGTTGGTAGCAATTTGCGTGACGGTTTGTGCTGCAGTAATACCTACTTGAATATTACGGCCACCAATACGCAAATTAAGCGTGCCAGATTCTGTAGGTGAACCAGTAAAGGTTAAGCTACCTGCTGCTGCAGCGCCTGCGCCATTGTCATCCAATGCAATCGCCCAAAACTCAGTATATGGATTGACAATTAAAGCGGCCTCAATCATTTGTGCCAGCATAGAGCCACGGCCAAAGTAATTAACGCCATCTTCTTTGCGGGTGACGCGCACTGGTGTAGCAGCTGCTACAGAACCAGCTGTTAAGCGTTGACCAATAGCCAGCATCTTATGCGGCATCTGTGGCAAGCCACGTACTGCTTTGGTATTGTCAATTTCAATAAATCCGCCTGGTACTCTCCAGTCTAACGGAATTGACATAAAGGTAATATTATCTGCCATCTTGTTCTCCTATTTCAGCCCCAACCACTTATGTGGCTGGGGCGGTGGTACTACTTCTGGGGGGGGTTATTTGGTTTTTACTGCTTTAACTTCTTCAGCTGGCAAATCACTTAACGTCACATCACCATCAGTCTTACGGCGTGCCCAGTAAGTACTGTGAATGACAGTGTCGCCGCCTTCAGGCAAATAGGTGCCATCTTCTTTTCTAACTTTTAAGCCTGCCGCTGGCTTTGCAAATACTGGCTGGTGTAATTTACACATTGCTTACTCCTGTGGTTTTAAGGTGTCGATTAATTCTGGTTTGCTCGTGCTGTAATTAGCAGGGTTAGCAAGCCATTTAGCGTGCTCTGCTGCGCTTTCAAATGCTGGAATGTCATATTGAGAATTGAGGGTTAAGAAGTCATTCAGCAGCTCATCAATGCTTGAAGTCTCTTCATGCAAGCTATCAAAGTTAATTTTGACGCTATGGCATAGCACACCGCAAAACATCACAGGGTCTAGTTCTGCTTTGATTTCATAGTCAGGCACGTAATTGCCTATACCGCCAAAAGTTGGGTCATTGCTTAAAGTGGCTTGGACTAAATCGACCAGTGCATCAAAGATGATCTCTGTCTGCGAAGCATCATCTAAGCTCATGTAGCCGTGCAACTCCCAATTGCTACGCAGCATAAATATGCCATCACCTAGCTGAGTTTTTCTGAAGCTTGCACGGCGTGCTACCCAACCAAGAATGCGATTATTAGATTCAAACAACTCTTTAAGCTTGGTTTGCTGCGCTGTATAGCGTTCATAGCCATGTACCTTACCAATGCCACTGATTGCCGTTACTTTGGCGACTATGGCATCGCGAATAGCAGCCGTGGTGGTCATACGGCGCCACTCGCTACTTTGGCAATCACGTGATCAACAAAGCTGTAAAAATCTTCTTGAATCTGCGCAATGTTGGCATCAAAGGATTTTTTAAACATGAATGCGCCTTTGCTACCAGGGTGATGCACTTTCTTGGCAAACACTGGAATACCACGCATCATGAAATGCAAGGCTTTGCCATTCTTTGGCAATATGTCATGCGGCTGACTGCCAGTTTCAACAGGCAATGCATAGTTCAATGGTGAGCTGATTGTGTTTGAAACACCTAAACGGCCAAGATGCTCAACATGCGGAATAATGCTTTTTTGCAATATGCCAGTTTTCTTTGGTGTTCTCTTTTGAATTTCACCAGTCAAGTGCAAGCCTTGTGCAGTGATCCATGCGGTCAGCTCACGGCCAACAAAATCAGGAGCACGTTCAAACGCATGTAGCAATCGCTCAAAGCCTAGCAATGACATTGAGAGTTCCATTATCTGAATCGCCTACGTGGGTTATGAACTAAGCGTGGATAACCTTGGCTGTCATTCAAATTCAAGTCAACGATCACGCCTGCAGCGACATTCTTTTTTGCATCGATACCAAGTTCATCTAGGTAGCGTTTACGCAAACCTCTTGCACGGCTTGCAAATTCGCCAGCCTTGCTTTGATG